CTGGCGACATGAAGCGAGGATGTTGAATCAAATGATATTACCGCATCTGTGCTTGTGCCATTTTCTCCCGAAACTGATATTGTTGGAGGAGTATTTATATTGTAATAGTGATCGCCGGTAGCAGATAAAGATTGTAACCCATACAAAGGTGAAGCACTGCTATTGCCACTCATACTTATTTGTACTGCGTTTGGTTGTGATGTTGAAATCAGTGACGTTGCACCAGTCGAACCAAAATCTAAGCTCTTTAACTCAAGCAAGCATTCCCCTACTGCTCCACTACCGGATCCGCCTGAAAATGCAACTGAAGCAGTTGGAGTTGTATAGGATCCACCATTAGTAACCGTTACGCTTGCAACTTTCTTTCCGGTGTATCCCGCAATCGTGAAAGATATTGTATCACCCGTTGCAGTGTAACCGTCAATATACTGGGCTGGGGGAAAATCGGCCATTTTGTCTATGAATTAGGTTTGTGCGTTAGTGCGTCAAGCATAGCTTCTGCGGTTTGCCTGTATGGATTTCTCTGCGTTGAGCAGATCCCTTGGTAGTCCTCTCGTTGATGACGGTGCAAGATAGGGAGTTGCGCCATCGATTGTCGCTATTGCGATTGATAAAGCCAAAACATCGTCGTCGTGATTCCCACTCATCGCCTCGGCCTTGCCGGAGTCCGTAATTACGAATGTCTTAAGTTCGGAAAGGATGTTTGGGCAATAGATATTGATTCCGCCACCATCCATATCCCCGTCTCTGATTGCCGTGGCTAGTGTTTCTATTGCTAGCGTCCTTGTCTTTTCGGTTGTTTGCCATCCAAGTGCCTTCGCCTTCTTGGATTCACGTAAATTGAAGATTTCACGTTGGTAAATCGGCGTTTGAGCATCCTTAAGTAGTTCGATTAGGGCCAATCCGGAGTTATTTACCTCTGGAACGACCATGCAACCACCAAAGAACCTTGAAAGCCTGTCCACAAATAGGGCCAGAACGTCAATATCCACCCTGCAAGGTGGTTTTAACCTCCCAACTACGGAAGGCGGGATCCATTTGCCTGATACGAAAGCTCCGGATGCCAAAACTATCACTGAATGACAGTCCGGCTCCCTTGTGGATCCTGCTACCTGACTCGCCCCTGTCATGGTATCGACACCAATCAAATACCGGCGACCGTACTCAGGCTTTTCCCATAGCCATAGCCACGCTTCGGCGGATCCGGTAGGCCGGAACACAACCGAATTACCGGAAGGATCCAGAACACCCTCTGTTCTCTGCTTCTTTCTGGTAAGAACCTCGATCCTTTCAACCCCTGACCGGTCAAACCTTGGCCGGCCAGACGTTAAGAAGCATGAAACGTCGTCGGTGGGGTATTCCTGATTAAAAAGCTCGGCATCTCCACCGCATTTCTCACCCACGATCCGGCGACGCCATGCAAGATTCGGTATCGTCGCACCCAAACCCATCAGATTCCTCTCAGAATCCGTGAGGGATTCCTTAATTTCCTCTTCTTTCTGAGCCGGTAACGTCTCGACCGAATCCGCAAATGAATACCAAGGCCAAAACACACGGATAAAACCGTTCCCCTTCTTTCCTTTTTTGAAATCTTCAAACCATACTGCCTTTTGCCATCTCTCATAGAATGCGCCGGATGCCCCGTTTGGGGTGGATTCGACAATAACCAAGGTTTTAGGCTCATCGGGTACGCAATTCAGGATCGAAAGAAGTACGCTTTCGGCATTCCGTTCTCCCCGCTTCTTCCAGTGTGCCACCTCGGACGCCAAGACGACTTGAAAGGTGGATGACATGCCGGCCCGTGGATCGTTTGCCGTTTCCTTGTGACAACTTGAATCGTTTGAGAATGCCAACTTAGTCTTATGCCATTCGTTGCCCCATACGTGATCGTCCATGTCTGCATACCGGCTGAAGATTTCCGCAAGATTGTTTGACGTATCCAACTCATCCCCAATCAAAGCGCACCTAGCTCCGGAGAAGCGACGCAAGAACGTATAGACGCAAGCGCAAGAAACCGTTGAGGATCCCTTTTGACGAGGCTTAAGGATTACAATTCTAGGACGCTCGTTGTTTTCGATACACCACTCAATCACTTCCGAAACAAACTTTTGGAAATCATTCGGCTTGGGCCTAACTAGATTGCCGGCCTTGTTCTTAATGATTCCAGACGTTGCCATCCAGAGTGCCGGACTCGTTTCGATTACTGAATCCAAACTCATAAACCAAGGATCCTGTGAAACGGGCATCGACTCTTCTCTTCCTTCTTCCAAACCTGATCCCTGTAATAAGACTCATGGGCATCCATTTTAAGTTTTGTTTTCTGGATCTCTGCAAGATCCTTCTTGCCTAGCGTCCCGCAAACATGTCTCCCGCCCATTTCCGACCGCTTGAATGGAATAGCCTGAACCAACGGTGTTCCCTGCTCAATGATTCCGGAAAACTTGGGATCCTTAAGTACGAACGGGAAGTTAATCTGATTCTTGAACTTGTCGCATTCAACGATTGCCGAAAAACACTCGAATCTAGGATCTGCCCTATTTAGGGGAGGCACGAACAACACCGACCAACCGGCGGGAACATGGATATGCCAGAAGTTTGAGAACTTAAGGGGTTGCGCCGGATGCGATGGATGAGCCTCGCCACCTAACTGCCAAGGTTGGTGCATCCCTATGATCTTCGATGGGAAGGCACTGTCCGTTGCAACTATCGAACCTTTCTCGGTTGAGACAAGTTCGACGTCACCGGCAAGAGGAATGATGAAGCCGGCGGAAAGAGAATCTAGGAATGGGGCGCATCTCTTGACTGTCCCTTTGCTTAACCCCTGATTGCCGGTACGGTGGGGAAGTTTCTTGTACCAATCCGGAAGAAACTGACTTGCTGGGTAAGGCTCAGGGATAACCCCTTTGAAACGTTCCTCGCAAAGAAACCGGATCCTTGGGGAAAAGATCATATATAGAAAGCCCCGTCTGCCCCCCTGTTCCTTGCGGATGCTGAATTGTAAGGCTTATCCAACCTTTTGCGTAGTGTGGATCCGTCAATAGGCGAATGGCACATCCTGAGCAGTAGATCTAGGTCAGGAGATTTTAGGAAGTTCAAGAGATCCACCACCTCCCCGTCGTGGCGCATCGTCGTTACTTTGCTGTCTTTACTGAACCCGTATTTTCTTAGAGATCCAACCTTCTTAAGTTTATCGACGATTCCTCCGGCCCGTAGATGGCGATAGTCGTGAATTGCCTCGGCGACGACCGCTTCGATCAGCTTTACGCAATTTTCGGCGATGTAGCTTTTTTTTGTGCGTTTTCGTTTTGTCTTTCGGCCAGAGATAGAGGACGGACGTTTCACCTTGGATAATTCCTTTTAGACTTGATGTAATTGTTCGCCCCATGATGTTGTCAGATTAACAACAACATCCACCTTAGTAAAGCTCTGAATGTCCATGACCACCATTGGCTCACGATCCTGCCAGTCCCGAATCTGACCTCTTCCCCCAAACACAATGTCCGGAAACTCCCCTTCCTCGATTTTTCGGTAGCAGACAAGTTTTGGAAAAGAGAATATGAGGAAGAACGGGAGTCCTGATTTTTTTGAAAGCTCGATCCCTGACCAGTACTTTTGCGCTGAGATAAAAGGACATTCCCATACTTTCGAACGGCAACGAATCTCGGCCCACGCAACAACCTTTTCGTTACGGGTAAGCCCGTAATCGACGATGTACTTGATCGGCAACTTTTCGATACCGACCTTCCACTTCTCGGCAATCGCTTCTCCGACTTCCCTTTCCCGTGAAAGATCCTCTTTCGTTTCATATAATGGCCTCATCTTGAATGCCATCCGGTACTAGCCTTCCAATTCTTTGAACGGGCATAGGCGACTGAGCCATGATCGCAACCCCACATTTTTGCAATCTGAAGGATCCGCATTCCGGACTCGTACTGTGCCTTCCAAATAGCCCACCGACGGGCAACCTTATCGGGCGTTTTATTCGAAGGCTTCTTTGCGTAGTTAGTCCGGTTGTAGGCAAGATCCTCAGGTATATCAAACTTGGGTGCTTCCACCTTTTCAACCGGATCCGCATTCAGTCCGGCACTCAAACCCTTCATGTAGTCATCGCCCCAGCTACCGGCCATGCTTTTCTCCGCACTGATTAGCCTAGCCTCTAGGCCGGCGATCCTATGCGACAAAACGGTAATAGCCTCTAGCCCCCGTTCAACCAACTTGATCCGTGCCATAATTGCTTCATCCCTTGCAATCTCCATATTGATAACGTTACTGCGTTCCACTGTCCTGCCCTGCTCCACGCTACGATTGAATGCCTGATACAAGCTCATTACTAACCTACCTTTCTTTTATAATTTTGGATCCCGACCACTACTCATGATCGGACGATCTATGTTGAATGTTTTGTTTTCCAATCCCCGAATCTCCCTCATGTCAATGCACCGGTGTTCGCCACTCGACGCAACTTCCACTAGATAGATCGGGTTATGGGAAATCCCGTAGTCAATCGTTGCCACCCATAACGCTTCCCCGAACGGAGTCAGAACCCAGCGGGGGGCCGGCAAATAGGTAATCATTTCTTGCCCCTAACCATCCGTTCAATCGCAACTCGCACCATGTACGAGATCACTGCTTCCCTATCTTTCTTAAGTTCCTTTAGCCCGTGCCTATAAAGGTTATCCCCGCACTTCTTATTAAAAGTAATATCCACCTCGACCATTTTCACTTTCCTCGATTTGCCAAACGTGATGTTTCCCAAGTCCTTGCTCTTTTTCATTTCTTTTTCTTGGCCCCAAAAGGAGTAGTTTTCCATTTCCCAAACTTCCGTTTCGACGGACGAAACGCCCACACATCCCCCTGCTTATCCAGATCCACCGATATTTTCATTAGCTTCTGGTAAGCCCACCCCCCAAATCCAAAGGATCCGAATAGCCGGTAAGCGGAATCCCCCATCCAGAAAAAGATCCTAGAAAGTAGTACCTTCATTTTGACATCTCCTCGGCGTATTCAACCGCTTCCTCAACCGGCTCCTCAATCTCACGAAACCTTTCAATCCTAAATCCACGTTCCGGAAACGGAGGGACATTCGAACACGGATTTTCTAGGCCGACTAAATAAACGGCAATCTCCCCCGCCTCACTTGTTGTCGAAACGCCGACGCTCATCCCACGGACGGTATAGACTTTATCTTTTATGGGAAGCATTTTGTATAAGTTGATAATCCTCGTCTCAAAACTGTCATCGACGCATACCACTTTAGAACCCTCCCTCATTTGACCTCCGCATATAAACACTTCGATGGAAGCTCATGCAGAAAACGCATAGCCTCCCGTTCCGTATTAAAGAAACAATCCACAACGGGAACCCCCCGATGCCCATTCACCCTAGATGCCTTCCTAGCGATTACATCCGTACCGGTATCGACGACTACCCACTCCCTGTTCCCTACCACCAACCTTGTACCATAATCAAACACCCGTGGATCCGACGCCATGCTACGACCGCTAACCAGACGCCGGCCTGAAGAGCTACGTAGCCTCGACGTATCAGGATCCTCGCCACGCCAGTACGCAGTCACATAAACCTTTTTGAGAACCTTAGGCTTGGGCAATACAAAAGCGGAACGGCACGTAGAACTTGAGAATGAAAAGCTGAGAAAAAATAAAACTGGAATTAGCCGTAGGAAACGAGATGTTGAATTAAAGCGAAGGGGGGGGGTACGGGAACCCGACCTTTTTTTATTCGTATGTATTGGGGAAAAAGGCCGGCCAAAAATGGGGAACGGAGGGGGGTAGGCCGGTGATTTGTCGCACAATGTACAGTGTATCATACGCTTGCAGAACTCCTTGATTATCAGACTACTTAGGACTTTCGACCTCGGCCCGTGGAACATTCTCTATAACTGCTTGCGCTTGCCCATGCTTACGTAGCTTATCGGCCAAAAGCTCCAATGCTTCAGGGGTCAAATCCTTGAGACGATCATCCTCAGTCTTGATGTGCTTAGTAGTCGTGAGGATTCTCTCGACTGGTTTCCCAACTGCATAACCTAGATATAGTTCCGCAGATCTTAAACGAGTTTTATGATCGGGCCTTTCGTCATACGTGTGTGTCTTGTTATTCCACAAGTATTCTTTAGCCTCAAGTGCTTCATTGATAGCGTTATAGCACTTCCTAAGAATCTCCGGATCTTGTAGCTCGGCTTGACTAAGGTTCATTACCCCCTCACGCACATGCGCTCGGTGTGGGCCAAAACGGGTCAAACCCTTCTCTCGGCCCTTGCTCGCAATCTTCTCAGCTAACGTCGTGGGTTCGCTCACCAGACTACCTCTGCTTCCTTTGCTGGTGCTTTGACTGCTACCAGTTCATCCACTATGTCAGTTGTTGTCAGGTTGGCAACATCTTTCTCATTAGATGCCACGCAATCGAGCAACAATGCCGATTCCCGTGCGGTTTGTAGTTCGCTAGGGGTAAGCATCGATTGAAGCCATATCCACCCATCCTCAGGCATTTTATGGCAAAGTAGGCTTATCGACCATCCGGAGTGACCTTTCTTAACGTCTGACACGACTGCGACTGCATCGTAGTACCAGAGTGGTTGTTTGATTTCCCAGTTCCCTTCGAGTGCCTTCTTTGTTGAATCGACTGATTTGTACATGATCCACTTGGCATGCTCGTTGGATGGATCGAGTCGTGAGAGTAGCCTTTGATCGACGTTCAGGTTGGTTAGATCCTCGAATGTGCAGTTGGTTGTGATGATCGTAGTCTTGCCGGCATCCATTCGATTGCGGATCATATCTGAGATCCGGCCTCCGTTGTGATCCTTCAGGTGTCGATCATTGGCCCATAGATCGTCCATGATAAGCAAATCTACCTTTGTGGGTAGGTCTAGCACGGACTGGATTGGTTTGTTGTCATGGTAAGCCACTGAGATGTCTTTGAGCCAGTTTTCCATGTTCAGGAACAATGCCGTTGCTTTCGGTCTTTCTGAAATCCATGCGTAGCCGGCGTCGATTGCCCTGTGGGTCTTGCCTGTGTGTGGCTCACCGGTCATGACAGTGATCAGCTTCTCGACTCGCATAGGCTTATGTTTGATTTGAGCCGAGTACTTTGATGGTGCGTTTAGAATGCGTCCCATAGTTTTATGCCTCCTCGTACTGAATTGTTTTGGTTTGTGGTTTGATTGCTGTGAGCGACTTCACTTGCTTTGGTTTGTTGCGTAGGTGACAAGTGCGTACACACGCTTTCCAATCTTTCATGGGGTTCTTGCCAACTTTCCATCCGTTTGACTGATACCAGTTGTAAGTCTGTTCAGCGTTGCTTTCGTCGAATCCGATTTCTTTTGAATAAGACAACCATTCTTCAAGCGATGGGATCCTATTCCTTTCCATTCCTTTCCCTTCCATTCCCTTCCCTTCCGGCAGTGAGTCGTCAGTGAGTTGTGTGTGAGTCGTCACTGAGTCCTCACTGAACGCTCCGTGAGTTTGTGTATTACTCGCTAAGTAGTAACCTTTTATAGTACTGCCAGTTGGCCGGTTGATTACCTGATGTTCCTTGAACTTGCAGATGCGACCGATCTTCCCCATTTTGGGGTGAGTTACTATTTTAATAAACTCTATATTAGCCAATTCCTCTAAACTTTTTGATATGGTTTTGGTGTCCTTTGCGAAAGGATCCACCTCACCCCGTAGGTAGTACTCGTCGGCATGGAAGTAGCCTTCGTCGTCTGCCACGTTGAGCAGTGCGACCGCTAGCCACTTCGCATCCCCTGAAAGCCTCCCCGTTAGGGGGTGCTTCCAGAAGTACGGTTTGATGGTTCTAATACGCATTAGAACGGTATTTCGTCGTTGTCCGGCTTGGGTTCCGCCTTGGGTTGGGCCTTTGCCTTGGGCTTGGCCGGCTCAGGATCCTTCTCAACCTTTGCCACTGTCTTGATCAGGAACTCACCGATGCGATTACGCTTCACACCATTGTATTCCTCAACGCCAATCAGTGCCTCGCCTTCCTTGCCCGTAATCTTGGTCAAGAATGCCTCGTCCAAGTCGAACTCTTCTCCACGTTTCGGTGCTACCCCGAAACACTTGAGGAATGCGTCCGTTTTCCATGCGCTCTTCTCAGTGAAGAACAGGAAATCGGTGATCTGCGCCCCGCTATCCACGTCCTCCATCGTGATCTTGAGCATTTCGTTCCCTGCTCTGGACACCATGAACTCGCCACCGACAAAGCGAAGTTTGTAGTCGCCCTCCGGTAGCAAGGTGTTCCCGCTTTTCCTATCCATGAACTGATATTTCATTTTTCTAACTCCTTTTCTCTTCTGCGTTTCTTTTGTTCTATGATTTCTTTCAACATCAGGATTGAACCATCGACTCCTTGCTTAATCTCCTTAACGCTCGCTTGCATAGTGCTTGGTGCGGTTGCATGGAGGTTTGCCAAGGATTCCGTATTCCTTTTGAGAATATCGATGATCCATCCCAGTTTTTCGCTACTCGGCCTCACTATTTCTTAATGAGGGATGTAAGAACCGTGACTTTGCCTTCCAACTCAATCACTTTGTCCCGTAGCTTATTTAGGGTATCGACGATTTGATTCATGGGGTTATATGGGGTAAATCCGCCCATTCCCATTCCTCCACCGGTGCTTACTGCTGGCGGATATTGCGTGATAGGTTGATTAGTTGCATTTCCAGTTGTTTGTGTGTCGCTCATTTCATTTGTCCTTTCAGTTTTGCCAATAGGAAAACGGCCCTGACGATGGCCCTTTCCGCATGGTCTAGTTTGTTTTCTCCGTCAACGTCCTTGGGGGCATTACCGTCCTTCTGCATTAGGCAGATGGAGGCATGTTTAATGGCCCTAAGACCGTGATAATCGCAGTTGTTCTTCGTCCACCATTCGTTCAGTCCTGACTTGGTGGATCCGGTAATCATGACCTTCCGAACTACGTGTCCGGCTAGCTCGGCTAGATCCTCGATTGTCGGGGCCGGTTTGACTTCGCTCATATCAGTTCCTCCCCGCCTGTAAGCCTTGAGTGTTTATGATGTAGTGAATCATCACCTTGGGCTTTTCCGGTGGTGCTTCGTTCGCAACGAGAATCTTTACCTTGGCAGGATCGATGCCCTTCTTGCAGGAGTGGACGTAAGCCTTGTCCACTGCCCGTTTCAGCTTCTCTAGGGTGATTACCTTGTGGGTTTTCTTCACGATTTACTCCCCAAGTACTCGGCAACCTTGAGCCGGCCCTCGTCGATGTTGCGGATCACAACGACCGCATAACCACTCTCTATTAGGTTTTCGCCCATGACCTTCTGAGAAGGCGAAAGCACTCCCTTGTCCGTCTTAAGTTCTATAAATAGCCCGTGGAACTTCCCCCGTGCCACCGGCAGGAATAGATCCGGTACGCCGGCCAGAACTCCCTCTTTCTTTAATCGAACGGCAGTCCGGATGTTGCGTAGCCCACCATTGGGGATCGCAAACAGATTCCTGCACCGGTGATCCATTCGAAGCAGGGTAACGAGTGACTGTTGGAGTTGGCTTTCGAGGTGTCTCATGCCGTCCTCCAATAGATCCGCCAAAATAGATGCTTCCAGTTGCCGGACGTCTTGACGTTTGCCACGTCAAAGTAGCTGATGCCAAAACGACAACACCTCTTCCAAAAGAAGTAATCCTCGTTGAAGTTGTCCTCCACCACTTTGATTATCATGTTCCCGCTTGCATCGACCTGAGGGGCAATCTTCCCGTCGAATGCCACCATCCCCAGTACATTCCTTGGGATAGTAAGCCGGCCCCCGTTCTGCTTGGCTAAGGCACTCAGGGCCAGACCAAGCATTCCGGATCTCCTGCGTTCCGTTGCGATCTTTGCGTTTAAGGTTTCCATCATTTTACTCATAAGAACTCCCTCCATAGTTTGCGAATGAACCAGAAGGCAACTGCGCCTCCGCTTGCTATACCAACGATTAACATTCCCCATAGGATCCCTACGCCTAACCAGAAGGCAGTTAGCTCGGCCATGGATACGACGACCTTCAAGACCTCGTATGCGAAAGGGGTTATGGTTTCCATATACTTAGAATTGATTTCGGATCGGTGATGCCGGCCATGGCATCTGTTCTCACAAACCGATCTTCATGGATGTCAAACGAGGCAATCAGGTTGCCCAAGGCAATTAGGCTATTGAGTACGTGGGATCCCTTGGCAAATGCCCTATAATGGTATTCCGTTTGAACTCTGAGTGGCGTCGAAACAACCGCATACCCGCCGGCCTCAACGAGTCTCCTCATGTCACCCAAGAAATTGACGTAACAAGGGACGTGTTCGATTACATGGAATGCGCTTACCACTCCGAACTTGTGCGTCCGGATCGTGTGAAAAGGTATCGTGACGTCCACCGGTTGATTCGGGGCCGGATCTTGGCTCATGTAAGTAAAGCCAAACCCAGTGATGCGTTGCTCGGCTTTTGCTTGGCCGGCCCCCACGTCTAGCCATGACCGGTTAGGCAGTGGCAGGAGGCATAGCAAGGATCCTGCTATGATCTGCTCTAGCCTCTGGTTATCCGGACGGCATTCGTCACCGGACTCCTTGAGTGGATCTCGGTAAATGCTCAAGCAGTTCTCCGGCCAAGCTCTTCCTTAAGATGCTTGAAATACTGGCTTTCGGTTTCCCTACCCTTTGGCAACTGCGTCCAATTCTTCTTGTCCTGCTCCTTGGTGTAGTTGCCGGAGATCATGGTTTCCAGTCGGGCAATCATTTCCTTGATCGCCTGAGTTTTCATTTTGTTAATCTTCATCGCTTCATCAACCTCGGTTCGCTTTCAATCACCTCTAGTTCGTCACCTAACAGATTCGACAATGCCTCTTTTGAGTCTTTCACACCGAGTTGTTGTTTTTTTGCCAACAACTTCTGCAAATCTCCCACCTTTACGGAACAACAAGAGGCAAACTCGGATCCGTTAAGGATGGTCGATAGCTTGGTAAAGGCAGTCTCAGGACTCTTAATCGCCCGACGTTGAACCGGAGAACTCAGCTTATAGCCCTTTAGTGCGTCAGGATTGGCCCTTAAAAGCGTCTTAGCCTTCTCCTTGATAGAATCTATGATCTGCTCCGCAATTTCGGCCCTAATGAGCAATTCTTCTAAAGGCATGCCCAACTCAAACTTCGCCTCCGCAGGAACAATTTGCATGCTTTCGCCCATGGCCGTTTCGCATACTCCGATTGCCTTACAGTACTTGCACCATGTCCCACTCTTGCGGGGGGCATTGTCCTGATCCAGTGCCTTTAGTCCGGTAAGAATGTTCTCACGGGATAGGCGTATATCACTTTTGGAATAAGCGCAAAGGGTCGTAGGTGATCCAATCTGGATGATGCCTACCGTAATTTCCTCAAGGTTGGGATGTTCCTGAGCCATGAGTACGGCCAAGAATCGGAGTTGAAGATTCTTACCGGCTTTATCGACTTCGCCCCTGCCAGTCTTGTAATCGATAATCAATCCCCGCTTACCGCATGCGGAGATTGCCATCAAATCCCCCTTGCCGGAGGCTAGTTCTTTGCCTTGTTCCACAAGGAACAACCGCTTTTCCCTAGTTACCAAAGGCTTCTCAGATTCCCAGTTAGCCAAAACCAAATCGCTTTCAGTGTTCAGCGTCTCGGCCATGTCACGCTCGGCGTCGTTAAGGGTTGTCCAAGGTGCTTCGCCGGCAAGCACGTCGTGGATCCTAGTACCGGCCTCAGACGCCGGATTGGACGTGTCCGGAAAGCCGGACTCTGCCCGAAAGGATCCGGCACAGTTCAGGAAGCGTTTGGCGTTGCTTGCGCTGGGTAATCCTTTGCGCTCGTCGCTCATTTTGCTTCCTCAAAGATGGGTGTTGCAACAACCGGTATGCTCGACGCTTTACCGGCAAACTGGTGGACGTCCTCACGTTCGATCTGATCCCGCACTTCCGGAGAAAGCGGAACCCACTTGGATGCACGTCGGAATACCGTCTTTTTCGCCATCTCGTTCCAGTCCGTAACCCAAGGGCCAGACTTACCGGCCTTGGAACGTGACCGGATCGATTCGACGTCGGCCTTTGTCATGACTTCACACTTGTTCGATCCGTCCTTCATACGGATCATGCAATAGACCGCAATAACGGCCCCACGATCCTTCCGGAAGTCGATCTTGTGCTGTTTGATTTCGCCAAGGTCGTATTCGAAAACGTCGCCCTCGCAAACGACGTCGGCATGGATCGATAAGACGTGGCCTGACCGCATGATCAGGTCAAGGATCCCCTTATAGTCCACCACCAGAGTAGCCACGTTGCCGTAGGGAATCAGGTGCGCCCGTCGCCCATCCGGTTCTAGGCCCATGGCCCCAAGATCTACCAAGCATTGAAAGAGGCTCGGCTTGGTGCAATTCAGCAGGGCCGGCGTCTTGTTAATCGCCATCAACGCCACCCGTGCGAACCGTTCCGGCGTCAGGTGCTTTGGCAGGGCATCGGAAATCTTCTTTTTGAACTCGTCGGATCCGATCAGTTCCCGAATCGTGTTCTCACTCTTTACTGCAATTTCTTTGTCGCTCATGGTTGTCTCCTTATTGGTTGTGTAGGTATTCCCATCCCATGCCGTCCTCCCGTAATTGGGACTTCGTGCTGGTAGGGACGTTGATGAAGCTCATGTCTTTTTTGACGTCTAGTTCATGGTCGCAACTCGACTCGTTACTATCCTGTTTAGGATTAGTCATGCTGGTTCGTCCTTTCGTAGAACTTGATCGCCAAGTCATCTGCTTTCCTTGCACCCCATTCGAGAACGTCTTTCACAAAGAGAAACATTTCGAATAGGGCGTAGTTTATTTGATTCATTTTATGCCTTTCAACGCACGGAATAGGCGCACAAGCCCCCCGTGGTAATTATTTGTTTTTAGTGTGAATAGTTGCGCCAAAGGGACACTGCCACAATCGACGCACTGTAAGTAACTGACTGAAAGCACTCGGACGGGGTGGGATTTGAACCCACGGTAGGGTACAAGGGTAAGATTTGTAAGATTGTGATTTAATCCATCACTTATCGATTTGATTTGATTAGATTTGCGTGTGACACTTGTTACATGGCGAGTATCTATAAGAGAAAGCGTTCGAGGTTCTGGTACGTGAGAATTAAGCAGGGCAACCGCTGGGTTGCCAAAGCTACCCGCTACCTTGTTGCCGATCCACTGGCAACGGCCCGTGCCAAAGTTTATGCGTCCACCCTTTCCGTTGGCGAGGTTAGCGTTCCTCAAAATAAAAGCACCGACTGGGTTGTTCCGATGATTGAGAACATGCCGATTACGCATGGAACTTGTGAGCGTTACCTTTCGGCGTGGCGATCCCTTAATCAATTTATGACTCTGAAGAAAATTAGGCTGGATGAGTTCGGGCCGATTCACGCAAACTTGTTTATACTTTGGAGACATGACGTAAAGAAAAATCTTTCGAGAAAAAAACTTTCTAGGAATACCATGATTCAGGAGTTGAAAATCCTGAAGATTATCCAAAAGCAAGGACGCCTTTTAGGAAAAATGGAAGGTCGCCCCATGGACGACTATAAATGCCAACAATCGGCAAAGAAGATCCGTCCGGAGCTAACCGATGAGGAGATCCAAAAGTGCCGAATGGCACTTATGAAAAAGCCTTCATGGATGGGTGTCGCCTTTGAGATCTCCTTGGCGACGGGATGCCGGCTAAGAGAGTGTTGCATTCCCACCTCCTGTATTGATCTGGAAAGGCGAACAGTCACCTTCCCCAACCCCAAGGGCGGGGAAACAAAAGCCTTCCTTATCCCCATCCCCGCATCGATCCTCCCCCTTCTGACCCATATCGTAGAAAGCGGGGCAAAGGTTACTTGCATTATGCCCCGTAAGGCGTCGTACCGGTTCCGCCGGATGTTTGACAAGCTGGGCATGCCAAATCACTGCTTCCATTCTTTGCGTATCACCCGTGTCTCCCGAATGCGTAGGGCCGAAGTACCAAGGGCATCTGCCATGAGGCTCGTCAATCATAGTTCTGAAATAGTTCACCGAATGTATGATCGGTTTGAGATGGGAGATCTAAGGAAGTACGTGGACGCCGGTAATACTCCTCCCGCCAACGGTCAAAATCAGACGGCACAACTACTCCTTCCAAAATCGGAAAGCCGGCGCATTCCCTGAGTTTGCAGATACGGGCGTAAGTTAATCCGTAGGCAATCGAAAGTTCCCTGAGGCTCAGGGCTAGATCTAATCCTCTCTTTTCGTGAGCAGAAATTCGTCCTTTTCCGCTTCTGGCAGTGAAATCCATTAAAGCTAATTACTAACGTCGCAATTCATTGTAAATGCTATTTATAAGGTGTTAAACACCAAAAAGATGCGGTGTTTTACACCGTCTTAAATTACTTGGATTCTACCGTGAAGCGGGTAGGTATCCGTATGCCCAATAAGAGACATCCAACACGAACTTTTGTTGGATTATGGATTTCGCAAACTAATAAACTGAGCCTTCAGCGTCTTGCCCGTCTCGAAAAACTTAGTGTGTCTGCCTACTTGTCGAAGCTCGTTGCCTCGAATCTGAAATCAAAAAGCAAAGTTCTCATAGCTCTGGCCGGAAGTACGTCGGCCCAAGCTGAAGTGAGTATCGATGTAGCGTCGAAGTTTCTCACGCTCGTACTCTGTTGCGTTCAGCCCGTACTTGTCCATCCACTCCCAGTAGAACTTCCGTTCATCTGTTAGCTCGGTGTAGTACCGGTAGCACCGGTACTCCATCGTCGCTATCCGCACGTTTCGCTCTTCCTCCGGCATCTTGCCCGACATGACCTGAGGCAGTTGCTTGAGCATGAAATCCCGCTTGTATGCCTCGTATCCGTCGGCGAAGACTCCGGTGGCAGTCAGGAGCAGTAGAATCAGGGTTTTGGTGTTCATGGTTTTACCTCCTCTTCGGTTGCCGTGACGAAACACAAGAAACGCTTTTTGTTGTACAAACTCATTTCAACACCGTTCCATCCTCGCTGACTTGCTTTGTAGTAAATCACGTTAATTATATCTTGGCTTGGATAGACTGATCCTTTCCAAACCACGATGTCGTCTGCGTACAATATGTAGTTCATTTCTGACCTCCTTTGTAGTATTTGCTGAGATTAACCGCATAACTTCCGTCGAGAACATCCACGGGGATCCACCCGTGACTGATCTTTGCTTCGTCCGGCAAGTCTGTTGATTTGATCATGTTGATTACTCCGTAGTGAGGGACGCCCCCGAAGCCATCAACTTTCGTCACCGTAAGAGTGACAGTGTTTGATAGCTCAAGAACATCACCACTGACGTATCTTGGATTGCTCATTGTGTTACCTCCTTTCCTGTTTTCCGTGTTACAACTGCCCGTCCGGTGTAGAAACCGTAAGCCCAAGTAGGCTCGACTTGTGGCGTCGGCCCCTTCTGGATCGAAACTACATCGTCCGGTACTCCGTTTTTGGCATTCAGGCTGGCGATCATCGCCGAAATTGAAGCCTGAGCCGGTTTAGTTCGTTGTTTCACAAAACCCCACTCACCTTCAACTGGTAGAAGGGCTTGAAGAACGTGTCGCCGATCAAGGCGATGTCCTCGGCGTTGCTGGGTTCCGTGTTCTTCAGGGTTTCGTATCCGATGGCGAGAGCCTGACCCATCACGTATCGTCCCCGTGGCGAACCGAGGAGAAGTTTTGCGACGTTCTCCCTGTCATCGCCCTTGAGGTTGCCGTACTTGTTGAGTGCCGGCAGTTTCAGTTTCCGTGTTTTCATGTCTGTCCTCCTTTTTGGTTTTTTGTTTCTTCCTTGAAGATGTCCGTGGAGATCACACTGGCAGGGGCGTCGGAGTACCGGCCAAGGGGCCGAATGGCGACCACGGCCCTCTTCCCTTCCGTCACGATTTTGGCAACCGCTGGGCGCATGACGGCCCCAATCGTGTATCCCTTGTTTTTGATGGTGGATTCCCGCTGGGGAGAGAAGGGCAAGAACACCGGAGGCTGAAGGAACGTTCCGGAGGCATCGGTCAGACTCCATGCCGTGCCGTACCGAGTCACACACCGGACTGCCGGCTGGAACTTTCCGTCCAGAGTGAAAACCGCAGGAAACTCCATCATCCCGCCATTCTCAAGGATCATGGCGTTTTTCTCGTCCACCTCGGCGGAAATCCGGCTGGCCCACTGGCTCAGGAACCCATCCGTGTCACACCGTTCGAAGGACGCCTCGGCCTCCCGTTCGTTTTGGAGAGCAGACTGGCGGAGGCGTTGGGCCTCGGCAAGTTGCTCAGTGGTGGGGGCGGGGCCGGTGGCGGGGAGGTTTTTTTCGTTCACGATTCCAATAGTCGTGACGCAACGAAACTGACAACAAAAGTATTTCGCTCGTTATGAGCGTTTTATGTAAATAATGAAATTAAACTTTGGAGAGTACTGTCACCAACTGGGAGGCTTTTAGTAGGTTTAGCGACGTGTCAGTGTTGCCGGATCCCTTGATTCCGACGATCAATCCTCTGCCTCCGATTGTGAACTTGCCGTATTTTTCTGCACCTATTTCAAAGGATCCGGAGAACCGTTTTTTGGGATCCTTATTGTTCCAATCCTCGTCTATGAAAATAGCGTCCTTGGCCCCTAGCCGGATCATTTCGATGTAGCCCCCGACTAGCTTTTGAGCCTCTGCCAGTTCCCCGCCGATCTCGACCTCTTGTATGGCCGGCGTAGCTGATGGGTTAATTAAAATGGCTTTCATGTCGCCTCCTCCTGCTTCCGTAGCCACTCCACAGGCACGGACATTTGAAGTCCCTTTGGAGTGGGGATAACAACTGCCTTCGCACCATTCCGGCCCCGATAATTCACAAGCACGTCCTCCTCGGTAAATGGACTGTGCATGATCACAATTTCATCGACTTGGAATGGGGCGTTGTCGCTCATTTCATCACGATCCTAGTTTTTGACCGCACCAGTTCATTGATCTCGGTTGCCGTGAAATCCCGCAGAAACTTCTTTCCTCGGTAAGCCTTCGCCACTGGGAAGCAATATCCGTTGCCCTCGGCCTTGAACAAGGAAAGGTAGGCGTTGCCAATGGTAGGAGACTTTTTGCCCTCCCATATAATGAAAATCCCGTCTCTATTTTCAACCTGAAGGGTGTATTTCATTCGCCTACCTCCTTGGTTTTGGCGTTTTCGGCGTCGTTGTATTCTCTAAGTTCCTCAAGTTCTTTTTGACTCATGGGGATAGTAGGGACAAATCGAACCTCCCAGTTGTCGTCGTCGCAGTTCAATCGGGCCTCCTCAAGCGTCTCATAAACCCCGTATTGGCCCGTGTCTTTGTTTACGGCGTGGTACTTGATGGGGGGCAAGAGGTTTTTTGCGCTCATCCTAGATCTCCCATGGTTGTGACGCCCTCGGCGTCATTGTATTCACGGGGTTCGTAGGGATCATAGCTTTTCGTTGTCATCATGGGAACCAGCATCCAAGGCTGAAAGTCGCTGGGCCTCCATCCTTCCATGATTTCGACATCTATCGCACCTTGGGCATCGCTCGTCGTCATTCCCATGCTTTCCAGTTCGTCCACCCGTTCCTGCCAAGTTTTAGGGATGAGTTGCGAAGTCTTTTTTTCAAGGGCCAAGAGTCTGCTCATGACGTCATTCTCGGTGGGGCCGGCGGGGAGGTTTTTTTCGTTCACAGTTTCAATAGTACCGGCGTCCGGATTCTGACAACAACTATTTTTAGTACTCATAATTCCTCGTTGCTCCCCTCTAGGCGGGTGGGCCATTGGTTGAAGGGGTTGCCCAGCTTGGAGAAGTTCAGGATGACTTTCGTGTTCCAAACGTATTTTCCGTTAGTCGTCGTCACGATCACCTTCCCGCCGGCCCAAGGATCGACTGCTCCGACGTAGGCAGTCTCGGTGATTTTCTCGGTTGTCCCAAGTCGTCCGGCTTCGATTACTTCCTCAGTCCGGCGAACGATTTTGCAAGCGAAGGCGTCACAAGCTGACTTGGCATAGTCTTTCGAGTCTGTCTCAATCTTCTTTTCAATCCCCTCCTTTTTGGAGACTGTTGCCACTCCCCTGTTGCCGTAAGGTTCATCATACGTCCGGTCGAAATAATCACCGTATCCCTCTTGAAACTCCCTGTAACTGAAAATGCCTTTATCCGTGTTGCTTTTATCAAAATGGCTAACAATCCGGATCTTGTTTTTGAGTTTCTTGAAGAACTCAATCCCGTATTTTAGATCCTCGTTTTTCCGCTTGATGATCGACTTGGCTAGGGCTTTTTCGACCGGTATCAGGTTTTCCCGTAGCGAGGAGGCTAACTCTTTGATCCTCTGCTCCTCGGCCAGCTTGGAGTTTTTCTTTTCCTCACGGGCCTTGGCCCTGCTCGCTTTTTCGAACCTCTCAAGCGCACTTCGGTAGGGATCCAGTGTTCGACCAATATCCCAGTTCGCATCGCTCATGCCCCTAGTTTTCCTGTAAGCCACGGTAAGTTCATCAACGATGGCCCGTACTTCCGATTCGCTCAGGTGCTTTAGTTCTCGGTAGGTGTTAGCGTCGCCATTGGGTTTCCGGTACTGGGGAAAAAGCATGGTTCTCATGATCCTCCTTCTAGTTTAATTGTCCCGAAGAAAACGCTCGTTCCGGAGAGGAGGGCGTAGAGAGTAGTGCCGGATACTTCGGTCGTGTATTCGATCTCAGGAAGATCAGGCACTTCTCCTACATCCGCCACTGGGCGGAACGCAAACCGGAGGGCAGTCACGGCCTCCCGCCGGTTCCTGAAGTTTCTTTTGCCGATGGGAAAGTTCACGCATTCCATAGCCGGCCCTAATGCAAAGTGACAACAACTTTTTTAATGTTTTATTTCGTTGATAGTCAGTGAAATGTTTTTGTTGTCAAAAATAATTGGTTTGGACTATGGAATGTGTGAATGAGAAAATAAGAAAGGAAAAAAAGTGAGACTGAAAAACTTCACGACAATTCCGGATGAGATGGTGCGAGAGATAATCAGGCACACAGTTCCCTCCGGAGTGAAAAACTTTGACGTGCGGGTTTCCAACCTTGGAAGGCACTACGGGGACAATACAAAAAGCGCAGGAGTCGCCGGACGTGCCTATTCTCGGAGTGGATACCACGACCGGAGTTGTCCGTTCGTCGTCTGCCGGATCGATAAGCTCGAAGAACCCAGCTACTACGAGCCTTACCAGTTGGGCCAGCACAAAGGGAGAAAATACTGGTTGTACAACCGAGTTGAAAAACTGGTTGTCATCATGGCCCACGAATTGCGCCACCTTTGGCAGTACAAACAAAAGAACAAACGAGGCTACTGCTGGGGATCCCGTGGACGCTCCTCTGAGGTGGACACCGAGGCTTACGCCATCAACCGGCTCAGAGCATGGAGGAAGCGATGAACAAAACACTAACCGTTGGAAACGTGACATTCGGTAATGGAGAATGGAGGAAATACAAAAACAAGGTTCAGTTTTACGACCAAAAAAAGAATCCTTGGTTTGCCCTCATAAAGAATAGATTCGGCTCATTGTTTTTCGTTGAAACGGCATACACTCCGGAAGGAAAAATGTGGTACTTCCAATCAACATGCTCCACCACCGATGAAAAGATTGGGCTTACATTCAAAATGAAATCGGAAATAGCGGAAACATTGTGGGATGAGGCAGGAGGTAAATTGCGTTGAAATCCTTAACTACTGTCATTCAACGTGATTTACTTGTTGTCAAAACGGCAACAACTGGGGTAATGAAGTTGTCATGAAAATCTTCCTCCCCCCTCTCTCGCCGGCGGGAAAAACACGGTTGCTGGTTTTCGCCTTCTGCTGGGTTCTGGCCTCCATCGCTTCAATCGCCATCCCACTGCTCTTCCCTGCACCAAAAACCCAAACCAAGGAGGCACGAACATGAGAGCAAATAGAATGACAAACCGGCAAGTATTCATGAAGTTTGCCAAGGAGACTGATGAAATGTCTCTGGTGGTACTTCGTGAGAGGATTCTGGCAGTCGCCGACTGGACTCTGGCGGATCCGGAGTTAGTCCGAAAGAAGATGGAGAAGAGCTTCATGAGTCCTGATCTCTTCTTGTCCTCCATGCAGAAGATCAAGGACGCCTTTCAGTTCGAGGGGGCCACTTCATGAAAACCAGAAGCACGACCAACCGAATCAAATCCAGAATTATCGCCAGCTATCTAACTGACGACCCGTACAAGATGGCGGAAAGCAGGGTTCGAGTTGAATGCGCTCGAAAGATTGAGCGAATCGAGGAACTCAAGGCTGAGATTGCCCTCTATCGGGAGGCGTTGGGTGACATCAGGGAATTGGCCTTGTTCGGTCGGGTCAGCATTTATGAGAAGCAATTAAGCGGATCAATGATGGTTCGCTCTTCAATCGGAAATCGGGCTTACGAGGCACTGAACTGGGCGAATGTCGCTCAAGAGGAGGAATCGTGAAAATCGTTAGCTTCACCACTCAGAAGGGACGGGCCTTATCGGTTCTCACCATGATCGACAAGCTGGAAAGCGAGATCAAGTACTACCGAGAACAGGCAAGGAGAATCCGGAGTTACGACAAGAAGTACGGCACTAATCTCTATGCCGATAGCACCTACGCCAACGGCGCAGAGATCATGAATCGCCGACGGGCCATTGAGTTCCTGAAAACCCTCATCGTCGTGGAGGAGGCATGAAATCCCCCTCTGTCTATTCTGTATGCTCCACGGCAAGAGTCGTGAGTCGCAAGTTAAAGAAAGCCGGATTCACGATTTACAAGGAATGGAGTCGAATCACCGGCCCCTCCATTGATGGATACTGGGTTCGAAGAGAGGGAAGCGGGAAACGAGTTGCGGTTAGCTACTTAGGCTACAACGATCGCTTGAAGTACTTGGAAAGAAAACAAAAGGAGAACTTAGCCTACGAGTTCCTACGGGCCGAGGGATATTTGATCGACGAAAACGGATACATTCAATGCGAAACCTCCTACTAACCCAAAAATCCGAGTCTATTGAGTTGTTCTTTGCAACTCCTACTTGGATCGTGCGTAGCGCAAAGACCGGCCTTTGGTGGGATGGGCGCATTTTCGGGGCCAAGGATGAGGTCGATGCCGTGCCGGTCAAACCATCCGAGTTGGATTTCATGGCGAGTTACTGGGGAGCCAAAAACTTTACGTACAGTCGTTACTACATCAAACCATAAACCAAGAAAGGACACATACATGCTACTAACCACAGAACAAATCGCAACCAAGGCTCCGGCAGTATTCGCCGAGACGCCGAGTTCGCACTTATCGAACCGGTACGGATTCGTCCCTACCCGTGAGATCGTGTCGAGTTTGGCTCAAACCGGCTGGGGAGTCGCCAGTGCAAAACAAGTAGGACGGAGGAACGCAAGCGTGTTTAGCAAACACAAGCTGACGTTTCGACGGGATAACGCACCGGTGATATTGAATGAGGTTTCACCTTCAGTGGATCTCTTTAATTCCCACGATGGAACGAGTGGCTTTCTCGTTTCTCTCGGCCTGACACGATTGATATGCACGAACGGATTGAGCGTTCCGGCCTTTGCCGGCTCCTCGTTCTCGTACCGTGTGCGCCACTCAATCAAAGCAGTGGAAGGAATCCAAGAGGCTATCGCTAAGATCATGGATAACCTACCCCTGCTTGAGAATGGCATTCAGAACTGGATGAAAACCCCCTGCGGTATGGACGGGGCCATCCGGCTTGCTGAAACGGGATTGACTGCCCGTTATGGTGAGGATCGGACGAAATGGCCTACTCAGCCTAGTCGAGTGGTCGATATTGTCCGTCGTGAAGAAGATCGGGGAGACAACCTTTGGGTTGTTCTGAACCGAGTACAGGAAAACGTGATTCGAGGTGATTATGGCTCCCCTGTCAGGGTTGCCAATGCAGTGACTCCCAAAAACAGAATGCGCCGGATGGGGTCAGTGCGTTCCCTTGTGGCAGATCACCGGATCAATTCGGCCCTATGGAGGACTGCTGACGAGCTAGCACTCGCCAGTTAAACATGAATGAAGTACAAAATTATCCAAATCTGCGGAAAGGAGCGCAAGGTAATCGATACCGTGGCAACACGGGGGGATGCCCGACGAGTGTTGGGCGTCCTTCAGCTTACCAAAGGAAAGGCGGATCGGTTTATCGCCGAGGCAGGGGGGAAACCCCTGCCGGCCCTTTGGGTGAAAAGATTGGCCTTGTGATCGTATCCGTCTTATTCGGCATCCTGATTGGCATGGGGATTTTGAGTTGGCTCGACTTCCTCATTTAGTTGTTTTTCTATAAACTACTATCAATCAGTCGAATAAAATGCTAGTACGCCCTGTACTTGTTGTCATAACATTAACACTATGAAAATAAACCAATGGTTTGCATGGAAGCGTTCCGAAAAGCGAATGACCATGGGCGAGATCGCTAAGAAATGCGGTCTGCACCGTTCGACAATCTGGAAAATTGAGAAGGGGCGTCCGGTCAAAGGCGAAATCCTTCGACTGGTCGTTCGGGCCATGGGCCTGACAAAGCAGGAGTCAAACGAACTTCAGGCATTGTGGGCGAAGCAAAGACTAGGAACCGAGGATCCGGTATGGGTGAATCAGTTTGAGCCTCCAAAGGGTCTTAATAAAGAAGAGTTGCGTTTGGTGCGTCGCCTACTTGCCAACAAGAAAGCCCTCCTAGAATCGGCTTATAAGCTCAAATAAGGCTATTCTAGTATATCCTCGACTCCATCCTCGTCCTTGTCTTTGAAGTTTTCGGGATCCCTAGAAAAGATCCGGTTTGCGATCATGTATTTTGAGCAAGCCTCATCTTCTTCGGACATCTTCTTTTGTTCCTCGTCCACTTTGCCGGCTTTCCATACCACGAAAGCAAAGGCGTAGCCTGAGAAGCAAACAAGGAATGCCAGTACTACGATCATATAAGCCTGAACATGGGTAATCTTCGGTAGTAAGGCGGATCGGCAACAACCAACTGTGCGAATTTCTTGCGTTCCGCCTTCCCTGCATTGATTAGCTCGGATAAGTAGCGGGAGGTGTACTCCTTGTTATGCCCTATTTGCTTTGAGATCTGATCTGCCGTGTACCACCCTTTTGGGATCTCCTCTTTGTATCGCACTTTGATATGATCCCGAATGGCATCTTTCCATGCGGTATCTGCGCTTTCCTCTAGTTGTTTTCTGGTTGGTGTTTTTTTCATAGAACGTCAATGTCTCCTTGCGGTGATGGAAAGCTGATCTCGTTCACCACCGGCAGGGATCCGTCCGGAACGTTGCGCCAATCCAGAACAAGGGCCGATGGGCGGGGTACGCTTGAAGGAACAACCTTTCGCCCATATCTGGTTAGAAACTGCCATCCTCCGGTGATCCCCATAAGACCGGCCCCGTCCGAATACCATCCCCCGACGTGCCTATGTCCCCTAAGGAATACAGTTGGGATCTCATGGCCGGATCGGGCCGACTGCAAACGGGCATTCCCTAGCTCCGCCCCTAGTGCGCTCGATTCGCTTACTGCCCGTCCTGCCGTACTGATATGGTGCGTTGCCGAAACAAGTGTGCCGGCAATCTTGAAAAGCCACTGGGGTAACGCCTTGCCGGATCGGGCCTTTAGTTTTTTGGCAATATACGATTCAATATTGTGGGTGTGACACTCTGTTCCTTGCGTTACCAATACCTGACAAGCCTTGTTTGTTAATGGCTCAAGGCATTCCACGGCCATGTTTGCGTGATCCTCGATTAACTGAGTCAGATTCTCGATTGAGTTGTGATGCACCCCTTCGGTTAGATCCCCGTTTAGAAGCATCGCATACGGACTCTTCCCTCTGATCTTTGCAAACCGCTTCTGCATATCTAGCCACTTGTCCCACAACCAAGCATGATGAATGTTCCTGCCGAAACCTATCTTGTTGCCCGTGACAGTCTCAGTGTCCGGAGGCATGAGTCCTACGACCGATCCACAATGGATGTCGGATAGAACCAGTAATAATCTTGGACGATCACTCATGGATGTAGTCCTTAACTTTGTAGATCTGCTTAACTAGGCGTCGTCTCCGATAGCATCCGTTCCCGTCCCTGCTTCCCTCCGGTGACGTATTCCCTTCGATAGTGAATACCCATTGACCTTCATTTCTTTCGATAATGCCCACATGTGCCACTCGTCGTAGGCTTTCGAACCAGATTCCAAACACTCCGGCAACCGGAAGGACTCCGGCAGTTGGCCGTTTGCCTCCGGATACCCAATCAGGCGACCAACCAGACCTCGGTACAACCGCAGTACTGCTCTTGGAAAAAACGTAATAGAGGAATGAAGCGCACCAAGGATCCCCCTTAGAAAGCCCAACGGACTCAAGGAAAGCCTCGACCTCAGGGCCATCATTCTTTCCTGTCGCTTCTTTAACCCCAAGAAACGAACGTGCGAAATTAAGCACGTCCTGCCTTTCTCCTGCCCAACACGATCCACAGAGGGCCGTGACCACCATGATCCGGAGGAGTAATCGCATGTCATAACCCACTCCGGATTGAGAGAATTGCCCCAAAGAAAAGAACTAAGACTACGCAAACCGTCACAATTACCCGTGTGCGGGAGTTAATTGATCTCCAATCCTGCAAAAACCGGCCTGAGTCCATGTGTTCGTCAATCGTCGGGAACTCCGAGCTAACGACGAAAAAGGCTAAGGCGATGGAAAGTAGAAATACGCATACGCCGAAAACAAGGGCATGAAGTACCCCGAAATCCGTAGATCCGGCACTAGGATCTAGGTTCTGGATAACCGGCCTTGAAACGACGAAAAGGGTTAAAGCCGATACGAATGCCCAAAACCCCTGAATCTTCCTTAGAAATCTCACCAAGGGATCCCCACGAATTTGCGGATTACCCAAAAGATCGGCCCCTTCATGGCAAATAAGCCGACCACAATCAAAGCACCCCGCCAGAACCAGAGTTCTTTTAGTGCCTTCCTCTGCTTCCCCTTCCAGTAATCGACGTTCTTATTTGCGTCGTTTAGCTCTTTAGTAACACGATCCAGTTCCTCGGTATTCGAGGCGCATACTTCTTTTGCCGATACAAGCTGGGCCTTGGCCTTATCCGCCAGCTTTTTGGCATCTTCTACTGTTTTAGCTTCCCCAACTTGCTCTAGGTAAAAGTCCACACGGTTAAAGTCACCGGCGGATCTCTTGCTACTTGTTGTCGAACAACCGACAATACATATCACAAAGAGGATAGCTAACGGAGGGAAAGACTTAAACCTTGCCGAATAAAAACGCTCAAGACGCTTGAGGGATGCCGTAAGTTTATTTACGTGTACTTCACCTACTTCATCGGACGCACCGGCCTCGGCGTCTTTCAACATCCTGTGTAGGTGCATAATCACTGACCTGAGAAGGGTATTTTCCTTAAGAACAAACGTCACAAGAGAGTTTAGATCCTGCTTTTTTTTGCTCTTCATGGTTGCTGTCCCCAAAACTTAATCTTTATCCACTCGTATGCGTAGCTTAACGCAAGTGAAGCAAAGGCAATAAAGCCAAGTGCATAGGATTTAAGACGTTCTAGGGACTCAATCCGGCTAGATACCTTTGCCGACCATTCAGCCAGTTCGGATGTGTTCTTCTCAAGAACGGATTGAATCGTGATGATTCGCTCCTCAAGGCGAGCAAGCCTCTCACGAACGTCCGATATGTTCTTTCTGTCTGAAGTACTCATGTCAATCATTTAAGCCGGTTGTAACTCATATTAGATGAAAGCCATAATAACGGGCGTGGGTACACACAAGAAAACAGGATCGCCTCTGCATAAGTACCTATGCATTGGTTAGCCGGCTGAGATGGTTGTCCACCTATCTTGTCACGCCCGTTATTATGGCTCATGTTCTTTTTTATGTTAGATCAAAGTCATAATAACGGGCGTGGGTACACACAAGAAAACAGGATCGCCTCTGCATAAGTACCTATGCATTGGTTAGCCGGCTGAGATGGTTGTCCACCTATCTTGTCACGCCCGTTATTATGACTCATGTTCTTTTTTATACTCCTTGTAGGCTTGGATTTACTGTTCCAATCGTAGTTAAGCTATTGAATCCCCAATGGAAAAAAGGAACTACTTCGCTGAATGCAAAGAAATGTGACGATGCGTCTTGTCCAGTCCAATTTGCCGGTGTTGCAGGAACCTTAAATGTTCCTCTAGCTTCAAGTGCATCGATTCTCCAGTTGCCAACACTTGTAGGCCCAGTGCCTCCATAACCATATACCTTTAGATTGCATGTACCGACAAGAGATATTGATCCAGAAAGGGTAACTGATGACCATGTAGAAGTAATCGGCACAACTGAAGGTGCTGATGCGCTAGTCGCATTGTTGTTGGATTCTATCCGTATCGTTACTCCTGTCGGCCCTGTTGAGGTTGATCTGGATGAAAGTTGAACAGCAGTGATTGTTAGGCCAGCAGACAGAGGTGTAATTGGGAATGAAAAGTACGTACTATTTGCAAGATCAATGGCTCCGGACTTTGCCGAAGCAAGCAAGTTGTACCCGCCTTGGGTGCTTGGTGACGCAGTGCTAAGAATTGCTGGGCTTGTTGGGCCTCCATCATTTACTCTTGTAGGCGAGGTTCCGTTAGTGGCGAAGTCAAGGATTGGATCCATGTAAGACGGTCTAATTTGACTTGTGTTTGATACTGCCACGGTTCCGTCAGGATTGTTTAATTGATAAACAAGTCTTGCAGTTGGAGACTCGACGTTATTTATGATCTTTGGGGCGGAAGATGTTGATGGAGGCCAAGTAGGAGAAGCATCAACCCTCCGAATTACGCTTGCAATTCTCCTTCTTTTTTCAGTTGAGTCAAAGTCGTTATACGATCTAGGAAGGGCATCAAACAAATGCTCTGCAAAGTGGATGGAGCTTGGATCATAGGTAGATCTCCATATTTTGCCAAGGGGATCTGCGTCAAAGTATAAAGCTACAAAGTGCCATCCCCTAGATACAGTTACACTAGAACTGGTTATGTAGCATGATTCGTCCTCAGGCAGTGCGGTAGCAGTGCCTAAGTCCTTCACTAGGGCCATGTGTCCTGTTCCTACGTATGTATCTGCTGAGAAAAGTGCTGACGAAATGTTTCCAGAGTAGTTTTTAACTGGGACTCTTAACGTAAATGATCCAGATGCAGAGTTCTTTATAAAAACTGGCACATAGTAAATCGGTCGTGAGTTTGATGACCATCCCTCTGTTCCATCAAAAAAGACTGGGCTTGTTGTTGGTGTATAAAAACTTTGCCTAGTGCCTTTCTGCGATGCCATTGAGTTTGACGGCCATCCAAATATGTTTCTATGAAACAAGTTTGAGGCTTCACCTTTGTATGCGAGTTGGCTTGAATCAGTAATTCCGTGAACTGATGTAGTAGTCGCTGAGTGAGTTGAAAGGTCAGATGTTACAACGGCAGTTCCAGTAATTTCAGAAGGTGCGTGGGTGTGAGAAGTAGGAGTTCTTGGGTCAGAAAGGCGTGAGTCATTCCCTTGGCAGAAGCTATTGGGCGTAGTTCCGAATGAGCCGGCAGTTATCGCACCACCGGTTGTCGTGATGAGGGGAAGATTGGTAGAAGCGTTTTGAGTAGCCTGAGTTACTAGGTTATATCTGCTCCCACCAGCTTTTGTGGCAAGTCCATCCACATAGCCACTTCCAGCACTTATTACAGATATTACCCCGCTTGCTATTGTGATAACGCCACCCGATCCGGCCCCTTGAATCATTGGGAATGTGCCATCTGAGAATGAGCCAGCATCTACGCCAGTTGCAGAAATAATGCCTCCGTATGGAACAATAACTTTGCCATCATTTGCTAGGTTTCCGTGGCTATGCGTTGCTGAGGCATAGCTACCAGCATTTTGTTTGCCATCCAAGGTAGTTTGTAGGTTTGTTACATCAGAAATTGCATGAGTGTGTGCTTTGGGATCTCTTGTGTCGGAAAGCCTTGCATCGGTGGTCAGAACGAGATTGGCCGTGTTCGCAATTCCGTGAACCGATGTAGTGGCTGAGTTATGTGTTGTGATTAGACCAGAAGCATCGCCGATGGCTGGAAGGTTTGCAGATGGAACTTTGCTTGTTGCGTCTAGCGGGGCGTAGCCATTTGCTATGCCCTTGTTTGCCTTATCTTCTTTGTTTGATACATTTTCAACCGGCAAAGATGGCACTGCATACGTGTCATCTACATTCGTTGGTACAGTTGTATTTAGGCTCATAACCCTCCTCTAATTGCTACCGAGAACTTGCATACGCAAGCCAGATTAGCTTTCTCTGACTCAGTGGCATTCTCATTTGAGTTTGAATTGCTATTCTGAACACTGTTATCGTTCTTATTTGTAGTTACGCTCGTATTCCCATTTCGGTTTTCGTTCTCATTCCGATTCTCGTTCCGGTTCTCATTTCGGTTCTCGTTCTTGTTCTCATTCCGGTTCTCATTCCGGTTCTCATTCCGGTTCTCGTTCCTGTTTTCGTTCCTGTTTTCGTTCCGGTTTTCGTTTTTGTTCTCATTCCGGTTTTCATTTCTATTCTCATTTTTATTTTCGTTTCGATTCTCATTCCGATTCTCGTTCCGGTTCTCATTCCGGTTCTCATTGGAATTACTGCTTAGAGTCTCAAGTTTAAGTACGTAATCGTTGCCATCCATATATTTGCCCTCTAGTTGCCCATTATCCCGTCAGCTTGACCATAAGAATAACTATTGTTCTGAGTGTCTGTTTTTGTTCCGGTGCTGGTTCCGGTGCTGGTCGAAGTGCTAGTTCCGGTGCTGGTTCCTGTGCTAGTTCCGGTACTCGTTCCTGTGCTAGTTCCAGTACTTGTTCCCGTGCTAGTTCCGGTACTCGTTCCCGTGCTAGTTCCGGTACTCGTTCCCGTGCTAGTTCCGGTACTCGTTCCCGTGCTAGTTCCGGTACTGGTTCCGGTGCTAGTTCCTGCGCTAGTTCTTGTAACGCCACCAGTTTCAGTGCTTACCTGACCCTGTGTTCCGGTATTTGTAGAGCTTTGGTTTTGGTTGGCAGTTCCAGTCTTAGACGTTGTTTTTTGAAGTGCGTAAGAAGAATCCTGCCAACCCCGTACTAGATTCATCTCAAAATCAACCTTCTCAGGAAGTTCAGCGATTGCGTACTGCCTTGCACCAACAATACCAACCTTAATCTGCTGAATCGTTTCAGTGATTAGATTATCTAGGTCTGAAAGAGGGATGATGTTTTCCATTTTAGTATCCCATCGCAGATTTCACCCTGTTGGCGGGTGAAGCCATATTATTAGACTCAAGTTGTCCTAGTCCAATTATGGCATTTTCGTATCTTTTCATGACTCCATCTTTAGAAAACTCGGAGTTCCATAGCTCGCTCATCGCTAGCTCCCCTTCGCAAATAGGCAAAAGGAATGACGCAACATGACTATTCCGTACTGGAATCGTTGTTTGAGCCGAAAGATCTGTAATAACTAACTGGCTAGGCTCAAGTTCAACCGTCAATGAAACGATATACGAGGTTTCCGGAAGAGGGTGAACCCGCAGATAGAATGGAGGGAATGCACCACCGATAGATCCGACTGCTTCTAGTTTATAAGCCGAAGGCTTTCCGACTGCTGTTGGGCTAATCCATATTTCAGCATCCTCCCTTTTCAGAACGTTCCCGTTGATTGCGGGATGCGTGACAACCCTAGCGACGCCGGATGGAAGCTGAATTGCATCTCCGTAAATCGTCCCGTTTATAGTCCCAGTACTCCCACCCCAGTTTGCTAGGAATTGGTTTGTTCCTACGATCTGCTGGGGATCATTTTTATCTGCAAACACTACCGAGGATCCCTCTTGGCTTGCTGTCGCAGTATAACCCGTGAAGTTTTGACTACCGTTTGTTAGTCCAAATGAGGCTGTCATAGGGGCCGGAAGCGTCACACTTGCGCTAGCATGACGATAGTTTGGAGGAGTCCTTTGGTGATATGCGGAAAGTCCTGAGTTGATAATATCAACGAATCGGATTGCATCCTCAACCGTAAGTAAAGCTACGTCCTTGGCCGGCGTGAATCGAACGAGACGCTGGGCTAACTGGGCTGAGTTCATTTTGCCTTTGCCTCCTTAGGCGTAACTCTAGGTGACGTTCCGGAAAGCACTGCTAGTGCATTCTGATAGTCCTGTTCAACAAACGATTCACGCCCTTTATCTACAAAGAACCTAGTACCTAGACCCAGCTTACGGACTACCGGAAGTAGGATTGATTCATAGTTATGAGGCACTGCGATAACCGTTTCCGACGCATAATCAGAATAGGAGTACCGTGTGGGTTGTTTAATAACGTCCACTGAAATACTTGCCGTAGATGCAGGGGCCGGAACAGTCAGGATCCGCAGTCTTACCGAATCTGCCGTAGCCTGACGGTTTTCTTCAAGAAAGTAGAATTGTGGTGTTCCAGATGAAATCGTAGGAGAATCCCCAAAGAGGAGTCCAAAACGTTCGTATGCTCCCCTACTGGAAATCTGTAAAAGCGGTTGGTTTGTGGAAGCTACCCTCACCGGCCCGATGACTGTTTGGATGTCATCATCTAGTGAGGCAACCCCTGAGCTATTTACAGTAACGGTAATAGTTTCACGGGCGAAATAAGACATCTCTTTGGCGTTTGACCAAATGAGTTGCATGGCCGAATTAAGGGTATTTACGGTACGATCCCTCAGGAATGCCGTTACGTTTGTTTCAGCTTCGAATCCCCAATTACCCCAAAGATCGTCAAAAACGGTTTTAACTGTCATTTTTGACTACTTTCTTGCGCTTAGGAGCCTCTATAACGTTTTCTTGGGGTTCGTCCAAGAGCATGACAACTGCCTTTTGATAAGTGTTTTCCTCTGAAGTGGTCAGATCTAGGATGATTGAATTATCCTCAATCCCGATCTCTTTTCCGTTTAGGATGTGCTTTTGGTATAAATCAGACCAAGTAAATGTGTACTCTCTATGAGATTTTCCGTTTAGATACGTAATAGGCCCGTTGATGGCACGGGAAACTCCTGAGATGTAGAGAATTGCTTTCATTGTTAAAAGTTGCCCCCGCCTAGATTTTTAGGTCTAGGCGGGGTACAACGATTCAGTTTTTCAGTCTATTAGCTGATCACTGGGAGGTTCAGACCGGCGTAGGCAATCGCATGTTCTACGACTGCATAGTTCGGGTAACGCCCGTCGGGACGTTGGAACGGAGTCTGACCGAAGATCGAAGTGATATACACCTTGCGGATGAAATCACCGTCAAACATTTCTTCGGTACGCTCGTTCGTGAAGCGTCCGTAGCCACGCAGGGCCGAGGAAGCTCCGAGAACCACAGTACGACCAATCGGAACACCGGAACTGTTGGTTTCCACAATGAGGGAACCAACGGGGTGTTGCCGGCTCAGGTTGGCATTTGCCCAAACGCCAGTTGAGGCGTCAGCAGATACCGCACCGATAGTTGCCTTCAGATAGGCTCCGGCAGTGTCCGTGGTTTTCTTGAGTGCGCCAGTAATGGTCAACTGGTTGCCGTTATTCGTTGTGTAGGAGTAGAGGCAATACTTTCCAGCATCCGTACCCGAAAGGTTATAGATGAGGACGTATTTGTCGGTACTTCCAGCACTCAGAGCATCATCCGGCGACCATTTGTAGGCGTAATTCGAGAAGAACTCGAAGTATTTAGGAGCAGTCTTATCACCAGCAGAAGTCGATCCGCCACCCTTCAAACCGAAGGAAGCAGTCGGAGCAGTGGTTAGATCAGCACCCAAATATGCCTTAGCATTCAGAGGAGAGCCAACCGGCCCCCATCCGTCGTGATCAATCGGGTCATAAGACCGGATTACGTGGCCGTTGATGTTGGAAAATCCACCTTTGAAGATGTAATTTTCATCACCACGGAGTCCACCGTCACGAAGTGCTTGCTTGTAGTCAGAAGAATTCTTCAACGACAACAAGCCTTCGCCAGTCGAGATGAAAGTGAAGGCATTAACGGTATTCTTACCGACTTTGCCAACGATGGCGGGTTTTGCGCCACGGGTTCTCATCTGCTGTCCGAAGGTAGTGATGTTATTCATGTCCAGAATGTCGGAGCTACGAAGAGCATCCGTACTGGATTTGTTATTAGGGCGAACGGTGTTTTCAGCGTTGCCTTTGTGAATGAACATCTTCAAAAGACGTTCGGTTTTCTTTTTTCCGAGCCAATTACCTAGCAAGTTGGGGATGCTAGATTTAAGTTCGGTCATCAAACCGGTTTGATCTTCTGTCCGGATGTTGTAGCTGACCGCATGCCGGAGGTAATCGACCGAGAGCGTATAGCTCCCGACTCGAAACTCTTCGACGTTCGATCCTACGATCTCGTCGCCCTGAACACCGTCACCGAACAACTGGGCCATTGTCCGGAAGGTGATTTTCTGCCCTGCGCCTTTGGCAAGATCGGTGACAGACATAATAGGAGAGTTCTGAGAACCACCTTCAAAATCATTGAAGTAATCCTCCTGAGCCTCGCTAATCTGTACGCCTTTCTTCCAAAGTTTAGGGAGAAAATCACTGTTTGTCGTCTGAGCATTAAGCTCGGACGTTAGATTTACATTAGGTACGCTTAGGTTAAATGCTGTTGCCATAAGTGTATCCTCCTATTTCTTTTGGAGGGAGCAGTAGTCGGTAACTGCTGACTGGGGCTATCGCCCCGAATTAACAACTTAGATCTTGCCGATCAAAGACCGGAAGGCTTCTTCGTCACTAATCCCGTCGAGTACAGTTTCCAACGATTTGATACTGCTCCCGTTTGAGCGAGCGTTTCCACTCGCTATTGGGGTTTGTATCGCTTTGCGGGATGCACTTGATGGGGCTGGGGTGACGACCTTCTCAACCTTCCGGTTAGGATCCTTGGGAGCGATTCCCAAGTCGTTTCCGGCCATTTGAGCGATCTTGAAAGGCTTATCGGCGGAATAGTAAAGTGGGTTATCCTGCTCCTTAAGAGCATTATCGATTTCCACCATCCGGCGCACTAACTGACTTTGCCTGTCGGTAGTGTCCGGATAAAAAGAGACTGCTTTCCGCTTCGAATCCTCGACTGACCTCTGGTAGCTTGCACGGGCTTCAACTTCTGCTTCCTTAGCGGATTCCCGAAGTTGAGCCTGTTTCTCCCTTAGTCCGTCAAGAGTTTCGTCAAGATCCCCCAATTTTTCGAAGTCCAAGTCCTTAAGTGCCTGTTTTCGATCCGCTTTAACCCTTGCAACCTGAGCCTCTACTTCATCCAGTGAAGGCATTGACTGCTTGGTTTCTTCAGCCTTTTCAGGCTCATTTCCCTTGATTCTGGCAAGTGCCTCGTCAAGTGACATATCAGGGTTTCTCGCCCTGAGCGCAATCGCCTTTCGTTCTACCTCTGACCAATTACCAATTCGCACCCGTTCGGGTAGGTTGCTTGGATCCTCGGTATCTTCAGACTCTTCTTCCTTGGTGGATTCTTCTTTTTTGGGTTCCTCCGGAACCGTCTCTTCTTTTACTTCTTCTGCTTCAGCCTTTACCTCGGCGGGTGGTTTTTCCTCCTTGGAGACGTCTAAATCTTTTAGGAGTTTTTCGTAGCCAACCGCATCAAGTGCATCCACGCTTAACGACGATTCAGCAGGATTCTCTTTTGGAGCCTCCCCTGAATTAGTTGTAGTGGCGTTAGGTTGCTCGGCTTGCGCCGGAGTCACTTCCGTTTCGTCCATAAATCGAAGTATGTAGGTTGTTGTCGTCCTGTCAACACCTATCTTAAAAAGATTTTATCGCCCACTCGTAAGGTATGTTTTTATCGTCATACGGCCTCCGGTACTCGTCCGGATCGGCATAGTCGAATGGTTGATCCACGGTATTGATAACGACCGCTTCTTTCGTCCCGCATGCCATGAAACCATGCCATAGGTTAGGGGGTATGGTAATCCTGTATGGGCTATTTTCACCTATGTAGTATGTCTCTGTTTTCCCTGTTTCCTCGTCGTAAATACCCACCTTTAGCGTCCCACTCACGCATACAAACTGATCCGTCTGCTTCTTATGAAAGTGCCACGCCTTCACTATGTTGGGATTGCATGTGGTCATATACACTTGCCCAAAACCGGTGAATCCATGCTCATCATTTCTGAGCATTTCCATCAGCCGGCCCCTACCGTCCTCGATAACCCTAAGAGGCGTCTTTAGGCACAGGCTCATTGTCTTGAGGGATTGAGTTATACTTAATAAAGGGGATCTGGCGTACCCTTAGATGTCCGGCAGTTTCCTCGCATTCAGGCACAAAATACGGTTCCCAAGCAAACAAGTTGCCCTGCGGATCTTTTTTAACGTGGTAGGCAGGAACACCTACAACTAATCCAATCTTAATCCCTGCCGGATACCATTTGTTCCAACAAAGGAATAGGTCTTGTGTACCATGTCCGGCATACCCAATAAAGTTACTCAACGTCAGTGCCTTCTTGGAGAGGAGGGTACAACCGTTCCCGCACCAATCGGTAGGGAGAACTGCACCCTGAACGGCAGATCCGGCGTAAGCCTGATCCAACCAACCACGCTTTCTCCATTTTTTTGCGTTTAGGGCAAATACGTTCGCTTTTGGTGGAGATGCCTTAAGTTTTTTATGTAATTCTTCCATCTCCTTAATCATATCCTTGGGGGGATTCTTTCTCTTTAAGGCGTAGGCATTCAACTTCTTAGACATCGCTTTAATCTTTTTGGATAACTCTATTCCACCCGCCTTTTCACTCGGTAGGTAATCTTCAGCAATATGATTATGAGGAGTACCCCTTCCGCACAAGAAGGATCCGTTGAAGTACGTCGAACAAGATACCTCGTATCGTGGTGATGACGGATAATTGAGTGCCCATATAAGCGAGTCTAGGGAGTCAGGGTGAACAATTACGTCCGATTCAACAATCCAGCAAAAGTCGTAGTTACCATCCCTAGCTTTATCAAATCCTGCTCCAAGAAGTCTCGCAATTATTATTTGCGCTTTCTCCTTGTAAGGCACGGCCCCGCTATCGCATACATCCACTTGAACCTCTTTTATGTTTAGGTTACCCATTCTAGGAAGCGTCATTAACTTCCCCATAACGGAAGAACTTTTATCGGTGCAAATATATAAATCAGCACTTCTTCCCTTGAGTGCCACGGATATTGCTACAACGCATTCCTCGATTGCGTAAGAGTAAGACAAAGTACACGGAATAACTATTGAGATCCTATTCATAACACTTAATAGCTAGTGATTCCAATAATCCGCAACTAGGTTTGACTGCTGAAACGCTAGGGGGGGTCTGTCTGAATCACCCGCCCCTTGATAGTCGAAAGAACCAATTCCATGTTGCGCTGGCCCCAAAAGATAGTTCCCTTCATTTGCATAAACTGTTTTAGATTTTATGTTGCTATATTCATCTTTATAAGTTGCGGATCCTTGGTAACTCATGGGATCCCCAAACGGCCCCTTACTATACGACGGATACCCTGTATATGGTGCGTTAGAATGATAGTATATGTCCATTTTGCTTGTTGTCCGTGCGCTATAATCAAGTCTGCTTACAAGTGAATCTGTTCCAAACTTCCGTTTTTCGGCATTTCTAGGTTGTTTATACGTATGAAATGCTACTGTGTTATTTGCTGTTTTTGCTGTCTGAAAGAAGTCCTTGTTTGCAACATGCGCTATATCAACGCATGTCCCGTCAAAGCATTTGTAGTAATTTACACTTAGGTAAGTTGAAAGATCTGTCGGATCTTTATACATAGAATTTGGATTGGTGTAGTAATATCCGGCCTTACTTGTATCGTATGCTTGGGCTAGCCAACCTATATTTACCGGCCATTTTGCAAGCGTTCTTCCGGCTTCATTCCTTCCCCAATAATAATGCGTGTTGAATCCGAAGTTTTCATCCACAATAGCGGACTCTCCCCCTCCAACCGCAGGGAATGGATGATCTACGTATGTTGTTTTGATCCATTCATTATTAGATATTGTAGTTCCGTTTTTTGTGTATTCTAGTTTTGCAAACCCAACATAATTTTCACCAGTTTTGACTGACCACAAGACAGATATTAATGTTTTTGTTCGAGTATCTACGATTGGTGGTAAGTTATAATTTTTATAAGAAGAAAAAAATTCGGTGACTGTTGTTGTCTTATACACACCTTCAGGATACTGATATGAACCCATTATTGCCGGCTCACCTCGTTGTGTCGTTCTTCCATTTACATTTTGAGTAAATGTTGCTCGAATAAAGGAAACAGGAATAGTTGTCGTTGTTTCAGATTCTTTATCCTCTGTTGCTACACCGCTTATTCCAGCAAGAGACAGGATTGGCCTATCTTGATCAAATGAATACGATCTATCTCTGAACCCATAAAACCCAACTCCAATCTTGTCTAGGAGTGACTCATATCTAATTTCCCCATAGTAGTCATTACCGTTTGGAACCCATAAGAAGTTTTTTGGTTGTGTTTCTGGACGATAATAAGGCCCAGCATCACCAAGATCGATTATTCCATAAACCTTGCCAGTTGTCTGCTTGAGTTCTGTCTTGTCGAGAATTGTGTATCCTGTTGTCGTCTTGCTTCCACTGAAAGTTGGGATGCCTGTGTAATATCCGTTAGCTAGCTGTCTGCCACTAACTGTGCCATAAAGATTTCTCCCGAAATATGTTTCATACGGCCAATTTTCTTTTCCAACCCTAAACTCGTTCACATCGACAACGCTTGTCGATGTAGAGCTTGATTTCCATCTATACCCACCTCCTGCTTGTGGTTGTTGGTATATGAATTTTCCTTTTTCTACATGCGTTACCCAGTGTGTCCGTCCCTGCCCAATGATATTCTTATATTTTGTTGTTGCAGAACCAAAAGTTGTAAGAGGACTAAATGGAGGGCCATTTATTGTGCCACAATAACTTCGTGTTGTACTATATGTTATTGCAACGCCATTTATGTCCTTTTTGACAATATCTATACCTTGCTCAAATGCGCCTGTCTCCTGTCCGGTAACGTGTTGCTGTCTGAACCAGTCGTAATATGCGAGATAATAGCTGTCTCCAAAAGAAAGATTACCCCATACCCTTATGCTTTCCGGCCATGTGAAATAAGGCATGACGTTTAACGTTATCCTGTTCGACCGCTAAAGTAGTTCCACGAATAAAACAACTCCGGCGGATACGTTAAAAGATTCCTTACCCATATGGGCCATGCTCCAACTGATGAAGATACTAGCCGAGATGGGTTTCCTTCGGTTATTTTAACAAGTGCAACATAAAGGTTTTCAGGAGCCTGACCCTTAGCCCATTCTTGAGGCTTTCCGTCCGGTGGGCCTACTTCAAGTATTGCGGATTTTACGACTCCATTTGTACTCGTACATCTAGCTATAATAGTGCAATTCCTTAGTTTTGTTCCAAAACTAAAGAGATTTGTAGGAATTATTCCATTTATAGTTCCAGCGGTTACGCCTATTCCGTTAGTTCTGCTTGTTATCGAAAATGGGTCTTGGTTAAGGTTTGTTGTACCAAACGAAAATCTCTTATTTGGAGACTTGAAAGATCCGTCCGTACCAGAAAATACTCTAGGCTGGGTATTCTTTAATAGGCTTGCCGATTTCTCTAATTCCTGACGTTGCCGTTGAAGATCGTCTTGGATTCTCCGTATGTCATCGCTCATTTCTTTACCTCATTTTGCAGGACTCGCATCGCAGAAGCCTCATCCTCATCCATCATTCGGGACAATGCCTTTAATTGTCGGTACTTCTCTAAGTTAATCATGACAGTGTTAAGGTCTTTTTCCTCGTCCAAAATCCCTTGTGCCAGTCCTGCCGTAATCCCGCCTAGTCTCCTTACCCAGTAACGTTGAAACGACTGATTTTGCCTAAGTGCCTTAATGTCGGCTATCGTTTCCTGCGCTACTGTTATCGACCGATCCCGTGCCTCGTTCTTATCCATTCGGATTCTGTTGCACTTGAGAAGGATCTAAAGGGGTTATGATCGTCTCCGCATCAGCAATTTGAAGAGCTTTTAGCATTTGAATGTAAAGGCTTGCTACCTTCTGCTGAATAACCGGTGGATATGCGTAGAATTGCTGAACTAGGTTAGCCCCTTGGGTAGAAGATTGTAGGATCTGCTCGCCACGATACCGTGTCAGAAGCAGTCGAACATCCATATCCAAGTTAGCAACCTCCTCCGGCGTGATGGATCCGATTTGAGCCTTGTCTCCTTCCAGATAAGTGAACACCTCCTTGGAGTCCATATTTCTGAAAATCAATTTCACTAACCGGTCTAGGACTAGCTGAACCCCTTGTTCCAAGTGGGATAGGTACAAGGCAAACATTTCCTGACCTGATTTCTCGATGTTGCGTATGCCAGTGGCTAGCTTGGCTGGCTCAAGTCCTGCGAACTGCTGATCTCCGGCATTCACTACCCCTGATTCGAGTTGCACAACCTGAAGGAAGAACTCAACCATCTTAAATAGGTATTCGCTCTTCACTTCAGGAAGGGCCACGTACTCAAGGGCATCTTTAGGCGTCTTGCCGTGTGCCAGTGTGTAAGTACCACCGTTATTGAGAACAAGGTGAGGATTAGACCTACCCTCCAACGTGGCGTCTGGTTGCCAGAACGTAACACGTCCGGATCCTCCCTGTGCAAAAGAGATCCGGTTAATCGTCAAATCTACAAAGTTTTGGCTTGGCTCGAACATCTCAACTGACCCGATCCCGTACCAACGACCGTCCACCGGATTGCACCTGATTACGGTAAATGGACGCCTACCATCAGGAGTAAGGTTTGCGGTATAGTCGTAGAACAAGGCCCGACGGTTCTTAACATCAACTAGAACCATGATTTCCTCTAGGATCCCGTCTCCGTCTGCGTCGTAAGTCATATAAACTTCAGCAACCTCTACCAAAGGGTTCTCAGTGTTCGGAGCTTGTGTTGTCTCACCACGCTCGATTTTAGCCTGACTAATGCCGGCTTTAGGTTCTCCGGATTCACCGGCAAGCGACCGAATTAGCTCAATAGCACTCTTTGTCGCTAGTACGCTTTGCTCTGTGGACATGTCCAATAGGTTCTTGCGTTGGTATAGATCTGATAGAGTTGCAACCGGAACATCATAAAAATGAGCCACAATGTCTGCCTCATCTACTGATGGTGCATTGAGTGGGCATATAAAGTCCTTAAAATAAACAAGTCCCACATCAGGCCCACGCATAATAGTAGCCTTACGAGTGATAATCTTTTCCTCATAGATCGGTGTTGCCGGCATTTCTGTAACGCCATCTCTGCGTAATACAGTCTGCATG